TCGCATCGGTTACAAGTGCCCCACTCGCGCCCGAGAGCGTTGTGAGAAGCCCGGCCGAAGTCGTGGACACAACGCGCTCGCCAGTAAGGGCCGTGCTGGGAAAGAGAGGATTGCCGTTAAACGTGAGCTGATTCGAAGAATTGACGGTGAGGAGCAAGTTCCCGCTGTTTGCGGCGTTCCTCCAGCCGATCGACTCAGCGTTCGCGAGACGAAAGAGCCCCGCGCCAGACGGATTCGAGGATCTGGTCGAGAAGTAGGCCGACTTCAGGCCGTAGCTGGAGCCGAAATCCGCGTCAGCCGTCAGTGTGAACGCACCGCCCGACTTCTGAAGCGTTCCGCTCGATGTGGCCTGAATCCAGGACGTGACAACGTCGCCCCAACCCCGCTCGTTCTTCTGCGGGATCGAGTACGCCGATCCGTTCATGTAGACGGTAACAGCGGCCCGCGCCGGTCCCCCAAAGACTAGGCTCCCAAGGAAGAGAAGGACAATTCCTAAAAAGCGTTTCATCTTTTCCTCCCGGCGCAGGTGCCGACTCAGCGTCAAGCGACGCCGAATTTGTAGGTCGTGGAAGTGCCGTCGGTGCCGCCAGTGAGGCGCCCGCTGCCAGAAACAGCGATCCCACTAGAGGAATCCACCCCTTCGGCGATCGTATTCGTGTTTCCTTCGACGCCTTCTTGCTTTGCCGTTACGGTGCAAACTCCGGCAGCCGAAGAAGCCGTGACTTGTGCGTTAACCAAGGCACTTGCAGATCCAACAATGGCCGAAGCCAGGCTTGCAGCACTAAGGTCAACAGACCCGGCCCCGCCAGCCATAGCACCGGCAGCGACCGCGACCTGGGCCGTCGAACCAGTCCCGGAAACGGTGATAGCGACAAGTGCCGCAGCAGGGGCAGAGGCCTCAACCGCCGTCTTGACCTGCGTTGCGGTCGAGACGCCACTCTGAATCTGCACCGAGATCGCAGATCCGGTCACAGTTACGACTTCCGATCCAGCGGTCCCGCCAGTCGTATATTCGATCGTGATGCTGTTTCCGGCCACGCCGCGAAGTACGGCGGTGTATGTGAGGTCCTGGACGATCTTCGTCGCCTTGGCGCCCACATTCCATTGGTTTCCTGTTGCGCCGCTCGCCACGGCCGTGAAGGTCACGCCATTGACGAGAATCGTGTCGCTAGGTTCCCCAGTTTTTGTGAATGTGACCGTCGCCGATGCAGCGACGGCGTTCACGATAGAGACGACCGTCGCCTGGTAGAGACCAAGGGCAAACTTCGTTATTGCCGCCTTGAGTCTGGCCACGAACTTATTCGGATCGCTGGATGCAGCTTTCATTTTTGTTGCAAGGTCGTTCGAGGTGATGCTCGGCAGCTCGACCTCGATGCGAAACTTCGACATGTTTTCTCCTCCTAGAGAAAAGGCCGAGTACAAGCCCTCAGAGAGAGCTCACACCCGGCCCGTTTCAAATTAGGTCGTGGGGACGAGGGACGAGATGTAGCCCGACTTCGCCAACGCCTCGGTGCAGATAGATTGGTGAGTGAAGAGCCGCGACTCGATGCCCATGTTGCTCGGCAGGTCGAAGAAGATCTTGCCGCCGGTCACGGGGTTGACGCCCGTGATGTCGGCTGCGCCAACGCGCTTCCAGTACTTCTTCGGCTTGGCCAGGCAGTAGCCGTAGCCTTCCCAGACCATAGGGTGAGCCTTGATCGTCAGGTCGCCTGCCGACGTGGTGAAGGTGATCTCCTTCACGCCGACTTTGACCTTGTCGCTTCCCAGCTTGTCGCGTTGAACCGCGACGATGTCGGTGACGAGGTCGTCAAAGTTCTTGTTGTTGATGTAGAAGTTGGCGCCTTCCATGAGTCCGCCGCGCGACATGATCGCCGACGCCAGACGCTTCGCCTTGTCGAAGTCGAGGGGACCAGACGACGCCGGAGCGTAGCTGATACCCTTCCACTGCGAGTAAAGCGTCACGTCGATGTTCTGGATGTTGCCGCTCGTGGCGCTCAGCATCTTGTGGATGCCGTCCATTTGGTTCCCGTAGGAGCCCGCGTGGTAGACCGACAGCGTTCCAGCACCGAGGGCGGTGATGAGAGCCGAGATCCCCGTGCTCGTGCCGGAAACGGTGATCTTCTTGTTGTCGAAATCGACGGAATCGACCGAGAAGATGGCGTTCGCGCCAGACGAGACAAGCGAAGAGCCGCTGTAGAAGTTGATAGAGTCGCTCTGAGCACCGGCCCAGATGCCTTCGGCCCACTTGGCGGCGAGGATCGCCACCGTGTGGTGGGTCGAGTCCACAACCGTACCGGCGCCGGTCGTGTCGGCAATGCCGGAGCCGCCGTAGAGACACTGAAGCTCAAGGAAGCGACGCAGCGACATCTGCATACCTTCGAAGAAGAAGGGAGCAGCGCGCTCGAAGCTGTTGCGGCTCGACGAGAGCTTGGCGGCGTCTTCGTTGGAGAGCCAATCACGCAGGGCCATCTGATAGCCGTACACTTTCGACTTCACTTGAGAGCCAACGATCACGTCACCCAGCGCAAAAGCGCCAGCGGTGCCGTCGCCCTTAGCGAAGGTCACGCCTTTGGGGACGTTCGTGCGGACTGCCATTTCGAAGTAGTCACCAAGGGCTTCGCCCTTCGAAAACTCGATGTCCTTTTGGATCACGGCAAAGTCAGGGACCAGATTGGGCACGCCATCGGGGCCGAATACGGCCTTAGCGAGGGACGTGAGATTTTCTGCGGCCATTTGAGATCGCTTTCTTGGTGTGAAAGCGAGGCGGGGTTATTTAAATATTAAGATTGGTTAGCGGCGGTAGCGCGCGTCCCATTCTTCTTGGGTCAATGGTTTGTTTTGGTCTCGGCTTGCTGCTGGAGTCGCAGGGCCTTTAGATGCGGGGTCCGAGGAGCCGAACTGGAGGGCGCCGCCAGAGCGGAGCTTGCTCACGTCGAACTCTCTCAGAGCCTTGAGAGACGTTTCCCCGAGCAATTCATGGATACCCTGAGGGTCCAAGCTGCCGAGAAACTTTTGGACCGAAGTCCGGTAGACGCCTTTGATTTTCTCAGCGGCCTCAACTGCTGTCAATGGGCGCTCGATCTTTCCAGCCTTCGCCGCGCGAATGGACTGCTGCATTTTTGCAGCGATGAGACCGACAGCGTAAGGATCGCTCACAGGAAGACCGGAGGCTTTGAACGCTTCGCCAATTTGCTGATCGTAAGACTGAAGTGCGCGCGTCTCTTCGATCTGTCTTGCGCGAGCCACTGCGAGACTGCGCTGCTCTTCGCGCGTTGCCTCGTCGGCTGCGACCTTTGCCTCGAGCTCCATGATCCGGCGTTGCTCGGGGCTCATCTCCATGAGCTCGATCTTTTTTTGCAGCCGCTCTTCAGCAAGGCGATCAAGGGAGTCTTTATCGAGGCCTTCCTTCTCAAGCGATTCCCAAGGGTTTTGCTTGAGCGATTCGCGGAAGCGACGCTCGGCCTCGAACTCTTTGCGGGCCTGGGCTGCCTCGCGGGCTTTGGCCTGCATGGATTTCTCCATGCCTTTGACGAGAGCCGCATCTTCAGCCGAGAGCTTCAGAACGCGGGAGCCGACCTTTACCTCAACTAAGCCACTGGCCTCAGAGGTGCTCGCCTCACCCGCCTGGGCCTGGCCTTCCTGGCCAAATAATTGCTGGCCCTCAGAAGTCTGTGAGCCTTGCTGTGACGACGAATCGAAACCCGAGCTTGCCTGCCCGGAACTCTCAGATCCGCCGCCTTGGGACGTTGCTCCGGTGGACGCTGCCGCGCCCGTGGATACAGATGCAGTACCTTCCATTTACCCTCTCATTTGGTGTGAGAGTGAGGCGATGGGGTTTTAGGTCTCTTCGCTAACAAAGAACTCGATGCGGCCGGTGGCGCTGTTAACAGAGTTTCCGCTGATCTGAAGCGAGTAGTCGCCCAGAAGGAAGAACTTCTGATTCACAGTCGCAACGGCCGGATAAACGATCTCAGTCGTGGTCGTGTCGCGGTTTTGGAGAACACCCGCCAGGGCGTCAACGCTGGTATCTGAGGGATCGCCGAGAGCCACGTCCCAGTTGTCGGTCGGTGCCGTAGAGCCGGGGTTGGTTACGACCTTCTGAAGGAAGCCCTTCAGTGTGATCGTCGTGTTCGGGACCGATCCGTTCAAGGCATCGCCTACGAAATCGACGGTGATTTTCTCGACGAGCTTCTTCTTGTCCCCGAGACCGTAGTCGAAGACTTGCCTTGTGACGGTTGTACTTCCTGCCATTGTTCCTCCTGGTTAAGCCGCGCCAGGAGGCGCGACGTTGACTTCTGCATCGGGCGGTAGCGGCGTGCCTGCGGGGACCGCTCCGGGCTGAGGGGGCGGCGGCAAGTCCATGTCGGAACCCTGGCCACCTTGCGGCGGACCGGCGTCGGGCGGCGGCATGGGAGGCGGCGCCTCTCCTGAGAGCTGCGCAAACATGGGATTCTGGGTCGCGCGCAGGTTCATGTGGTCTTGAACGTGGGCAAAGACGTTTTCGAGCACCCGTGTGGCCTCGGGATCACCCGCGGCAGCCGCAGCACGAAGCTCGGGGTTTTCGGTGATGCGCAGGTGACGCTGGGCGTGGAAGAGATGGCGCTCGCCGACGATCGCTTTCGCAGGCTTGCCCTCCATGAGCTCCTCATTTTCCCAGCGCACATATTCCTCGAGCGCGGAATCGTCCTCGATTGCCTGCGTCAGGTTCCCGGTCTCAATGAGCTCGATGTAGGCCTCGGGGCTCTTAAGCAGGCCCTTGTCCATGAGCTTGTCGCCGATATCGACGCGGCCCGCATAGGTGCGCGTGAGCGGGTTTCCGATGTTGACCGCAACCGATGCGATGCCTTGAAGATCGTTCTTCGTGAACTCTTTGACGGCCGAGCGGTTCTTCTTGCCCGCAAGCTGCACCACGCGCGAGTTGTTGGCGTGCTTTGCGAGGTTGTCGATGAGCACAAACGTGCCGACATCTTCCAGAAGCTCGACCCAGCTTTGCTGGAAGCCCGAGGCAAACTGAATTGCCATGGACTGCACAAGTCCCAGCGCCACTCCGGACTTGAGGTTCGAGTCAGGATTGCCGCGGGCTACCGAGTTCACGCCCGAGATCGTCTCAGCCAGCTTCTCGCAGAGAGCTAGGAAGTCGTATAGCTCTTTTGGCGTGCCGAGAAGATTCAGCGCCTCAGGCTTCGCGCCACCGGCTGCATTGGGGTTGTACTTGATGCAGGCAAGGCCTTCTGAGAGCTGTTGAACTGCGATGTCGCCCGTTGACGGCATGAGGATCTTCGAGACACCGTGCGCTTGCACGTTGGTGAAGATCGAAGAGATTGCGACGTTGTAGGCCTTGTTGATTGAGAGAAGGTCAAAGCCGTGCGTATAGCCCTCGGTCGTGCCAAGCGCCTCGGACGGATTGATGCGGAAGACGGGGAGCTTGCCTTTGGTCTTCGGGTCGCCGTAAGGAAGCGGGCCGTCGGAGAGCGTGACGCCGGGGCCGCCGATGAACGCACGGCCCGTCGGAACCGCGTCGGTTCTCAGGTGATAGAAATGGAAGACCGCGACCAGATCGGAATCGACGTTGCGATCGTAGGGAGTAAGTGACTGCGAGCCCTCGAACGTGGCGCGCGAAGGAAGTCCGTCAATCTCGACCGATTTCTCAGGGTACCGAGCCTTGAGCTCCCATTTGTTCTCGTAGCGAACGACGAGGACCCAAGGGATCTTGCGGAAGTCGTCGAGCGTGTAGTCGTAGTAAACGTCGAACGGCGAGGGAGAGCTGCAATCAACGTCGCCCTCGTATTGGGGTATTTTCTTGGGCTGGCCGTCGGACCCGATGGGGCCGTCTTTGACGCCAATCACGCGCCCCGCGAACACGTCCCAAGGCAGGTACGCGAAGCCCTTCGAGTAGACGAGACCGGCCTCGGCTGCGTTCTTCAGGTAGCGCGCCATGCGCTTTTCTTGGAGGTAGCCGTCGAGAATCGAGCCGCCGATGCGGGCTTGTCTGAGTGAGGCAAGATCTGAGTTGATGGCGCGCGGATCGAACGACGGCTTTTGGTTCACCGTCATATTGAGCATGTGCGTGAGAAGGTTTCGGTAGTGGTTAACCGCGAGTAATTTGAGTTGGCCCTGCACTCCGGTGCGGCCAATGAAGCTTGTGCTTCCGCCCGTTCCGTACCCCGACCAGTGATAGCCGTAGTAGAAGCGGTGGGACTCGATCATCCGGTCCCAAAGACCGCAGGCGGACATCTCCTGCCTGAAATTCTTCGTGTGGTCGGAGAGATATGAGCAGAGATCCTCGGATTTCGAGGATGCGAAATAGGAGTCTTTGCCTACGCTCACGTATACCCTCCAAAGGGAGCAAAGACCTCGGATAGGTTCTTCTGCTCACTGTTGGCGGGTGTAACGCCGAACGTATGATACCTAGTGGGATCAAGCCCTTTTTGAGGAAAGGGATTGGTCCTGCGATCTAGATGCCTATTAAAGTAAATGGCTGCGGCGAGAGCGTCAAGGTGCCCATTCTCTTTGGAGCGCGTGAAGTCCGTCTTCTGTTCGTTCTTCCACATGCCGACACGAAGCTGCCTGAGCAGGTTTGGACATTTGCGAGAGACTTTGACGCGTCCTTCTTGAACTCGACGACGGAACGCGTGAATTGCTGCGTGAAGGTCGGCCTTGTCGGGGAGAACGACCGGATATTTGTGCGTCTCGGAGATGTCGAAGAGAAGCTGCTTTGAGGCGTCATAAACGCGCATTTTTGGCGCGCGGATCTGGCCCTCGCGGTCCTTGAGATGGCCCCAAAGGCGAGACTCCAAGGCCTTTGCTTGGTCAATGATGTCCTTTGTGGCTTCTCCCGAGAGCACGAGCTCTTCCTCAAAGACATCCCAGTCCCGCTCGAAGTCGTAGTAGCCAAAAAGAAGGCCCGTGTTGTCGTCAAAGCCAGAGTCGCCCCCGACCATGGGGATGAAGTAGGCCGGGCGCTCGAAGTCTTCCGGCAGAACGTCTTGGCCTTCTTGATCTTCGGGGTTTCGCTCGCCCCACTCTTTGACGACGAGCTTGGTGGCGTTCGGAACGTCAAGACAGAGGTACTCGCGCAGCCAGACCTCCGACTTCTCGCCCCCTGCGTCCTTTACGGCCTGGTCAATGGCCTCCTGGTCGAGCGAGGTGTTGTCGAAAATGGTCTTCCGCATGAAGCGCGACTCACGCTTGGCCTGCTCACGCTCCGGGTAGTATGGATGCGCCAAGTCTTCTGACGGCGTGGAGGCCATGACGAGCTGTCCGCCGGTTGTGAGAAGCTGCGGCGAGAGGATGGATTTAACAACGTGTGGATGGCTCCAAAAGCCGTACTCGTCGCACACGATGATGTGCGCAAATGGGCCGCGAAGACGCTTCCCGCGGTCTTTATCGACGCCGTAGACCTGAATGAACGAGCCATTGGGCCCGACAAAGCGCGAGCCGATGACTTTGAACTTGAATTTAAGGTGCTCGGGGCAAGTTTCTTGGATGGCCTCAAGAAGCGGCTGCAAAACATCCCGCGCCTGGGCCTTCTCGGGCATGATCCAGCGGCAAACCCAGCCAGGATTCTGGCGGAGCTGCTCGAGAACGTGGACGAGTACGATCGTGGACTTCCCCCAGCGGCGTGCGCATTCAAGAAACGGCCGCTTAAGGCCTCGAATGTGGTCGTAAACTTCGAGCTGCTCGTCGCGAAGAAACCAAGGGGCGATAACGCCCAGCTCCCACATGACTGAGAGTGACTCTTCGTTTGTCGCCTCCTCTGGGACGAACTCACGAAGCGGCTCGTCCTCGAAGATCACTTAGGCTTCCCGGCCCGGGCCTTCGATGTGAGCTCCGCGAACTGCTCTTTCGTGAGGGTGAATCCCTGGGAGGAGAACTTCTTGGCGTCTTCCTTGGCTTCTTCCTTCGACTTGTCGCGCCAGCCGAAGCGGTTACGCATGTTGACGACAAAAAGCGCGGTTTGGAAGAACTCGGAGCTAAGGCCCTCGACCGACTGGGTTTCCCACCACAAAAGGCAGGAGAGCTTTCCGACCTCATAGGCCTCTTCAAACTCGGGATTGGTCTTGATCCAGTTGTAGAGGGTCCTGCGCGAGACACGGGCCACACCGCCAAACGAGTCAAACGACAGCCCGCGAGCCATGTGCTCGATAAGCCGGTCGCAAAACTCCGGCCGGTAGGCCGATGGGGTCACATGAACTTCCTAGGTTGGCTTGCGCCCATCATGAGGCCGCCCATCTCGGAGCGAAGCTCGCTGAGCTGCTCAAGAATTGCGTTGTAGCGGTCGTCTCGCTGGCGCGACACCCAGACCTGGACGCCGATGAGCGCTGCGACCGAGGCTTGAGCAAGGAAGATGGGCCATTGTGGTTGAATGATGACGGCCCCGCTGAGAGTCGCCAGGAAGGCGAAAAGGGCCAGGATTAGCTTTTTGTCCATTGGATACTCCCTCCTTCGAGAGTCCGCAGTTAAGGCTCGCAGGAGGATCACCTGGCGTCACACCAAACACCGGATGACCCCTGGCCCGCATCGAGCCAAGTCCACCTCAAAGACCCCTGCCCTTTGAACGTCGCACCTTCTCCGCCGTGGGCACATGCAAACGCAATGTAAGCAAATGTATTTCTACAAAAAGTGTGAGATGCTCGGCCTCACCTGTTTCGGAACCAAGGGGTTGGGGATGGAAAAATCGAAGTACAAGGTGCCGCTCAAGGCGTCAGCGACTTGCACGGAGAATCTGACGGTGCGGGTTTCAAAAGAGTTGAAGCTGCTTGTGACGGAGCTTGATGAACGCGGCGTGGACGTGCCGGAGCTTATCCGGGGGATCTTGGCGTCAGAGCTTGCTCAGGCGAAGAGCGAGCTGGAGAAGGCGGCTTAAGGGCCGCGAACTACGGACTGTACCCCTTCTAGCTTCTCGCGGATGGCGTCGAAGTCTCGACACAGAATTTCATTTGCCTTGTTGATGATGCCGCAGTCCCTCATCTCGCAAGCCGCCTTGAATGCGGCTTCCAGCTCTTTAACCCGCCCCACAAGCCACGGCCCCCAAATGTCGAAGTGATCTGCGATGTCGGCAAGTTGTGACGACGAGCCTTTTTTTACTTCCTCGCGTCCCTCCGCAAGGCACCGCTCAACATGCTTAAGCTTTTGCGCGTTGGTCATCATGTCGAAGACTTTCATCCTAAATCCCCATTCTCTACGGATTCGATGAACTGAAGCACCTTGTGTCCACGTCCCATCATCACAAGTCTCTCTGGGCTGGCGTCACCAAACATCGGGTTCGGGGTAGAGAGTCATTTGAAAAGCCTCTCATCAGCCAACTCGTCGAGAAGATCGAGAAGCTCGTTCATCAGCGTCCTAACGCCTCTATGGTCGCGTTTATGTTTCTCCATGATTTCCCAGATATCAGCTTTCAAGTCCTCCGCTCGACTAATGACTTCTTCGATCTGTCGCTTCACGGCGCCCCCACTTGATTCAACGCTCATCAGTCAATCACCTCGCGACTCTCCTCAAGGAAATGATCGTATTCAAGCACCTTCTTGATCTCGTAGAATCCAACATCAAGCCCCATCGGCTTGTGCTCCGGGTGTCCGATGAAACATCCACCGCTTGCGGCAAGGAACCTGCGGTCACTCAGCTCAAACAAGTCGCCATTTTCTACGACGTGCCGCACGAGACCGTCGGCCGCTATCTTGTGATCTAGTCGCTTGGCATCACTTGGGATCTCGTCTACTGGAAACACAAGGCAATCACCCTGCTGCTCAACAGTTCCAACGTCATTTGTCGCGATGGCCGCACCGTCAAGCGTCTTGGGCCAGGAGAACGACTCAAGCTGATTGCGAAACTTGATCGCATCCCGCACCGTTAGACACTCGGGCCGCACGCCCTCCACGTGCCATGTTTCGAGCATGGAGGGGTTTTTCATCTTAAGAAACGGGCGGGTCCGGTTGTCACCAAGCTCGATTGAGAGGAGTTCGTATCCGTTCTCGGAGTCGATCGTCTTTGCGCCGAGGATTTCAATTGCCTTAGCGATGCCGATCTTCCGAACGATCTCACGCCGAATGTCGGCATTGGTCTCTTTGAGGATCTGCTCCTTCGTGAAGGCATCGGCCTTGGTGTCCGCGTATTCTTTCGGCACAGTCACGCCATTGAAGCGGTAGAGCTCAAAGCCGTCGGCGTAATGAAGAGCGGGCCCATCGAAGTTGTGCAGACGGAACTGGGCGTTACGGTGGATCTCGACAGGCTTTTCAGTGAAGACGACGGCACCATTGAAGAACCACGTCCAGCCAACATTGCCAGCCAAATCCATAAGGGGTTGCAGGCGCTCGCAAGCCTTGATCCCGCATTCCTCGAGGAAGAAGTTGTAGTAACTGAGCCAGCCCGCCTCGTGAGAGGCCCAGAAAGATCTCCACGTCTGAACGCGGACCTGATCGTAGACCTGAGCGCGGACCTGAGCGCCGACCTGAGCGCGGACCTGAGCGCGGACCTGAGCGTAGACCTGAGCGCTGACCTGATCGTAGACCTGAGCGCCGACCTGAGCGCTGACCCCGAACTTGCTGTCGGAAAGCAGGGCGGCAGCGATGGCACCTTCGAAAGGCGAATTCTGCCAGACGAAAATTTTCGGCGCGTCGAGCCCGGCAACCTTATACGCGCGTACGACATCTTGCTGAGCCTTCTCACGATCCGCGCGGCGCGTATCGAGGCCGACCTTCAGCCACTTGTCGCGGTATTGAGCTAAGGCGGATTCCTGTGCGGGTGTTAGCGATGCGATCATTGCTGTGTCTCCTTAAATTGTTTCGTGAGAGTCTTTTCCACTCTCCCGATCTTTAGATTCTTTTATGGTGTGAAGCTTTGCGTCAGCTTGCTTGGCCGCCTGCTCGAGCACCATGCGACCGATCTGCTCAGGCGTGGTGCCATGCTTGATGGCTTCAGCACAGAGCCAGGCCGCAGCCTTCGGCGTGGGCATGATGCGCATCGAGACGCGACCCTCGGGCGATGCATTCTCGTCTTTTGGCGGGACGACGATTTTGAGATTGCGCTTCCAGTCGTTCATTTCGAATCCTTGACGACGTGAGCGGTGACGCCGACAGGTGCGGCGATGGGCTTGGGTTTCGTGGTGATAACCCACACGAGAACGGTGACGATGGCTGCGAGTAAGAACTGAATCCTGGTCATACGGCGATCCTTTCTAGTTCGATGTCGATTTGCTCAGACGCGCCGTAAACCTTCACGGCGTAGATCTCGGAGATTTGTCCGTCGTCTTTGTAGAACGTGCCATTCATGGCGTCGGTGACGGCTTTGAGCAGGTTGTCGAGGTCAGCACGGGTTTCCTTCGGCTTGCCGATGAGCTTCTTTGTTGGAGCGCGAAACGTGAACGCAGCGCGCAAGCGAAGAGCGCCGACGAGGGGAGAAACGGGACGAAACCGCAAAGCCGCAGCTTTGAAGTGCGCCTCAAACACGGCGGTGGTTTCCGGCGTGTAGGCGGTTGGCTTGCCGCGCCAAGTTCTGCCGAAGCGCGGACGACCCTTTGCGATGGGCTTCATCGGGATGGAGAAGCGCAGGCTCATGCCGTCATCCCCAATGCTTTCTGAATTGAGGCCGGGAAGCCGAACCCATTCTGAAGTGCCCAAGATGCGGGCGGGCAAGTAGGCCGCGGCTTGTCGTGCCGCTGGCCAGTCTCAAACCTACGCATTTCATTGCGGAAACAGTCTTGGGAATGCTCAACCTGAAGCCTGCCGTTCGTGCATTTGTGGCAGCCAAAGGCGAATCGGTAGCCGTCTTGCTCGAGGACGAGGACGCCGAAGGTGTCACAGTAGTCGCAGTCAATCGTCGAGAATTTGGAGTCCTGGCTGCCGGAAGTCGCAAACGACCTGCTATTTGAGATCTTCTGAGAGATCTCCTGCATGGTTGAGATTCCAACGGGCCGAAAGTGCTCAGAGATGACCTGGTCGATCATCGCGCGGAACGTGTCCGGGTCCATTCGGCCGAAGCGATCCCAGATCAGCTTCAGAAGATCGGCGGAATAAGCTTTCTCTCCATAACGCGCTATAAGCCTCTGTGTTTGATTTTGGAAGTCGTCCGCCCTCATGCGCCACCCTGAGCCTGATCGCCGAACACAGAGGCCCAGAATTCGTCTGGCTGTGCTTTCTGCGAGCCTCGGTCGTCGTATTTGCCTTCAAGCACGCGTGCGTGTGTGTCCGGCTTGAGGAGCCAGTCGAATGTCGCGCGCCACCCGCGATCGTTCGTACCCCGGCAGAATTTGGAGTCGGCAATGCGAATCACCACGACGCGCCAATAAGCCTCGTCGGGGTTTTCGCGCCACCTGGCCGTGGCATGGCGGCTCCTCGCGCTCGAAACGGTCGAGACCTTCGAGAGCGTGCCGCAGTTCTCGTTCCAGATTCGCTGAAGTGGAACCGGACGAATCGGGATGGGGTCGGCGTCAGCCGACGAAGGCGAAGCCGTCGCCGATGTTGACTCTCCATCGTTCGTTCGTTCGTTCGTAATGTCCGTTCGTCCGTTCGTCCGTAGTGTGTCGGTCGGTAACCGGTCGGTGTCGCGCGGTAACCGGATGACACCAGTATCATTCAAGTGTCCGATAGTGGTGAGGATTTCTTGCTCACTCACCTTCAGCTGATCAGCAAGCCACTCGATGATGATCTCAGCCTTGCCGATGCGGTCTTTCTTGTTCGACTTGGAAACTTCGGCAAAAAGACAGATCGCGATGAACTTTTGGGAGGCCGTAAGACCAAAGAACTTCGGCTCAGTCGCGATCGTGTTCTGAAGGCGGAACCATGTGTGGCTCGCACGATCTGTTCTTGGATTATAGGATTCCCAATTGGGAACCTCGATGAGGATGCTATTCATTGGCAGTCTTCAATTCCGATGAGCCCATTATTTCCCCGACTTCCCGGAGGGAGAGCTCCCGCTGGACGGCGAGGACGTAAACCGCGAGATGGCGACCGCTAAGGAAGACTGAAGGGTCAACATCGTCGATTCGATCAGGCGGCAATTCTCCTGCGCTTCCTGCAAGACGATCTTCCGCAATTGAAGATCCGTCCTCAGCCCCTTCGGCGGGAGCAATGGAGAGCGTATTGCTCTGTCCAAGAATTCTTGCACGACCGCCAGGATGCCGAGCGTCTCCATGTTGGCTCCGTCGATAGTCGATAAAAGACTGGTCAAGCGTTTGATGCTGGGCGTGGCCCTCGAGCCACTTGAGGGCAATCCAGCCGGCAAAGTCTTCGGACTCGTCGCCGAGCCCCTTCGCACGGCCGACTTTGATCGCGCGTTTGTAGAGTTCTTCGTAGGTTTTCTTGCGCGGCTCATCCAAAGAGCCCACCCGCGCTTGCGCAAAGATTCAGACGTGAGAAAATGAGAGAATCAGCGCAAGCCGCCATTCGCACTCTATTGGCACCAATTTGATTTACGTCGATGTAACTAGATGTAAGTAGGTGGAGGC